GATCACTAACACACCAATTATTCAGCGCTACACGGCGCTGAGTGGCTCTCGCACAACCAACCTGTTGGTCCAGTTGCCTGCCGTGACTCAGGTGTACTACCTGCTCAACGACACCAACCAGAGCGGCTACAACGTGACGTTCCAAGTGCAGGGTAGCGCACAGCCTCCATTTGCTTTACCAACGTCTACGCAGGTTATTGTATTGAGCGACGGTACTAACCTGTATCCCCTGCTTCAGACCAACGTTGGTCAGTTCTTGGCCAACCGCGGCACCGCGGCGTCTCCGGCTTTCACGTTTACGCTTGACCCAGTGACGGGCATGTACTCACCCAACAACGGCCAACTAGGCTTTTCTGTTGCGGGCACCAACATTGCCACACTAGACGCAACGGCCGGCGTGGGCAACTACGTGTCCCGTTTTGTGGGGCGCGTGCAGGCTGACCTGATCTCTGGTGGGGCGTTCTAATGGCGACTGAACCGTCCAAAATCTTCACCCTCTTTGTAAAGCCCGGCATCAAGCGGGACGGCACACGCTTTGAGGCTGACGAATACAACGACGGCAAGTGGGCAAGGTTTCAGCGTGGTAAGGCAAAGAAGATTGGCGGCTACCGCCAAATGTTTGCCTCCCCCACCGGCATCCCACGCGGGATGATCACCAACTCACTGAACGGCGTTAACTACATCTACGCGGGTAACTACAAGGGCGTTGAGGTGTTCAACACCGGCACCGACCAAGGTGTTGGTGTGGGTCCTTTCCCAATTGAGTTTAGCAAGACCTACGTGGTTGTTCAGGTTAACGTGTCTCCTAAAACAATTCACGTTAAGGGCAACCACCTTGCGGCTTTTCCAAACCCCACAACATTCTGGGCGTACAACACATCTGGTGTTCGTACAAACTACACAACCAACACAACGCCAACGTACCATTCGTCAGGCGATTACACACAACTTCACCTAGTTTCTATCACTGGCATGCAGACAACGGTGCCGTTTGAGATCTACGTGCCCAATGGTTTTGCCGCAAGCAACCAACATTTGTGGCAGTTTGACATTGCATACGACTCAACAGGCACAGGCAACTCTAAGCTGTTGGCCCACCCCGGCCACAACCTAGACAACATTGACTCTGGTGTTAACACGTCACTGTTTGCCGGTAACTTTTTACCAGACCCAACAACTGGCAGGTACATCCTAACAGAGGTGATTGATTCCACCGGCGCGGCCCCAACGTACCTACCAATTGACGCCAGTGGCGGTGTTGTGGTGCTTCACCCGTTTGTGTTTGTGTACGGCAACTTTGGTTTGTTACGCAACAACAACGTGGTGTTTAACTCGTCCACAGCCAACGTGCAAACGTTCAGCGACTGGAACGGCACACTGGCCAATGAGGTGAACGTGACGGCCGGCAAGATCGTGCGTGGCTTTCCTATTCGCGGTGGTACATCATCCCCCTCTGGTCTCTTCTGGGCCACAGACTCTTTGGTGCGTGTGTCATTCACAGGACAAACACCATACTACTGGCGCTACGACACGGTGTCTAACCAGACGTCTATCATGTCGTCTAGCTCTGTGGTTGAGATGGACGGCACTTTCTTTTGGATGGGTGTTGACCGCTTCTATCTGTACAACGGCGGCGTTAAGGTTTTGCCTAACGACAAGAACGTTAACTACCTGTTTGACAACATCAACTTTACCGCCCGTCAAAAGGTGTGGGCCACTAAGGTCCCTCGCTACAACGAGATCTGGTTCTTCTACCCACGAGGTACAGCGACAGAATGCACAGACTGTATTATCTTTAACGTTAAAGATAACATCTGGTACGACGCGGGCGAGGCTGAAGGCGCGCGCAGGTCTTGTGGCTATGTGACCGAGGTGTTCCCCCGTCCCGTTTGGGCAGGTTGGGACTTCACCGGCCAACTGGGTGTAACCTACACACTGACCTACGGCCCAAATCGGGGCACAGCACCCACCACAACGGCCTATCAGGTGATTGCCCCGGGTGACCTGACAACCAACCCGGCCGGCAGTTTCATGGTGTTTAACACGCAGATCGGTGAAAACTTTGCCTCTGCAAACCAGATCACCGCCGCAACGTTTACAAACAACTCTTCTGGTGGCTACACCACACTGACGTTTGCTGACATTGTGCCAGTCTCGGTTGTTGCGGGCAGTACCATGTCGCAAGCTACTGGTGGTTATGTAATCTGGGAGCAAGAGTTCGGTAAGAACAAGGTTACGGCCACAGAAGAGATTGCCATCGACTCGTTTGTAGAAACCTGTGACATTAGTTGGGTGGGTGGAACGCCCTCCTCAGACGAAGCCATGGGTGTCAACCGACGTATGCACCTGACCCGTATTGAGCCAGACTTTAAGCAGGTTGGTGACATGGAACTTACCATTGTTGGTAGGCCTTTTGCCAACGACGGCGTGGAAGAAAAAGGTCCTTTCACCTACACACCCACGTCAGGCAAAGTTGACCTGCGCGTAGAGGCGCGTCTTGTCAGTCTGCGCTGGCGCAGTAACGTTATTGATGGGGATTACGAGGCAGGTAGAACGCTAATTACCGCCGAGTTCGGCGACGAACGGCCCTAAATGATAATCGAATTCTTGCCCGAGTACAGCACTTGGGAAGACTGGAACGGGAACTTGATTCACTACTTTGGTGAACAGCAGTTCCCGTACTTGCCTGAAGACCAGTGGCTTGAAGTAGCCCAAGCGGTCACGGTCAATCCTGTGTTTGATAAATACGCTGTGCCTAACCCAGAGATGTTTGAAAGATGGCAAGACTGGGCCAATAACCTGATTGCCGCAGTCAACGGCGTCGGGGCATAAACGCCTTAAATTATGGGTAATTCTCTATAGGAATACCCAACCAAGCACATACAAATGGCACTCAGTCAAAACACCGCACCAACTGTAATGGATGATGAAGCGTTGTACCAACAGACAGGTAGTTGGGAAGCGGCCGCCGCATTGCGCGACCAGCAAAATAACGCCTTAAATGCTTACAACTGGGCACAGGCCGCAAACACAGGGGGTCTTCCTACCTCAACAGCCGCGGACACCACGTCAAACGCGGGCAACGTGCTGTCAGGTAACATCCTTGCTGGTGCAAGCTGGAACAGCACAAACAACACCCTTGCAGACCAGCTTACGGCCGCAACAGGTCAACCGACACTTAACACCGCTGTAGGCGGCGCAACAACAGCCGACACACTGAACCAACTCAATACCTTTATTGGCTCTGGTGGGTCATTCACCCCCGGCGCAACTGTGTATTTGCAGACCGGCGGCGTAGACATGTTGCAGGGTGTAGACCAAGGCACCATAGCAAACAATATTAACCAGATTGTTTCAACCCTTGGTAACCAAGGCGTTAACGTTGTGTTGACTGGGTCTCCACAAGTTTCGTCAATGAACGACGTCACATCTGGTAACTTTGGCACAGACGTTGCGTCTTTCTATAACGACATTGCCGCAAACAACAGCAACGTTTCCCTTGTTAATTCAATGGGTAGCATTTTGCAAAACCCTACACTGTTGCGAGACTCGTTGCACACCAACGCGGCCGGTGAACAGGTTTATAACCAGTCTGTTATTGATGCATATAACAACTTAGTAAACCGCGGCGTAGATACAAATACAGCGGCAACCGTTGCTGTACAGCAAGCAGATACTACCCCCACTAGCACAAACACAACAGCAGGATATACAAAACCCTCTTCTAGTTTATCTGGTGCGGCAAGACAAGGTGCCATTGAAGGTGATGACATTGAAACCCAAATTGCACAACTTCCTGTAGGAGTTTCACACTGGGCTCGTCAGGGTGATTACATGGTTCAGCTTGATGATAAAACCGGCGCTGAATTAGATCGCCGATTTGTACCAGCAATGAGTGATTCTCAGTTATTGCTTACCGGGCTGTCTATGGTGCCGGGTGCGGCTCCTTTTGTACAAGGGTATAACGCACTCAACGCGGCGCGTGAAGGCAATTTAACTGGTGCCGCACTAAACGCATTGGGTGCCGCAGGAAGTTTAGGTTTTACTGACATTGGTGGCATTCCAATTAACGACGCAAGAAACGTAGTCAGTGGTTTGAACGCAATTCAAACAGGCAACGTGGCGGGACTTGTAAACGCCGCCGCTGGTTACGCTGGCGCTAGTTTACCACCAGAAGTTCGCACTGGTTTAACATTGGCCAACGCGGCCACCGCGTTTGCTAACAAAGATTTTGCGGGAGTGGCAGACGCCGCGGCCTCATTGACTGGTAGCAGTGACGCCAAGCTTGCCTCGTCGGCTTTGCGCGTGACACAGGCGTTTGATCAGTTTAATAAAACCGGCGACCCTTCTGCGCTTATGAGCGCCGCGTCGGCGTTTAACAGCGCGGCTAACGCGGCCAACACAAGCAACACCGCGTTCACAGCGTTTAAAGACGTGATTGCGGCTGGTGGTACACCAGAGGACGCGTTGGCCGCGTCTAACCAGTTTGACACAGCATTGGCAGGTGTTACACCAACAACGCTTACACAAGACCTACCTGTTTCTGCAGAAGCAGAAGACATTATTTCGCAAGTAGCGGGCATTCAACCAGACCAGCTTGCGTTTGCTGGCGCAGTGCCTGCGCTTGGTAGTGCCGCCGCCGCACAGACTACCGCCTTGATGCAACGACTGGCCGCAACACCCGCGGGTCAAACGGCTTTGCGTGAGGCCGCCATTGCAAGCACAAAGGTGCGCGATGCACTAATTGCCACTGGTATTTTTGGAAGCGCAGGTGTTGCGTCGTTTATGCAAGGCGCCTCTTTGGTGCCTGAGAAACTGAACACACAAACAAGCACGCAAAACAGCGATCTGGTAAACCAGATCCCAACTGGCTACACACCACGAACACAAACTTCAACTGTTACAACAACGCCCGGTGTGACTGACGCGGGCGAGATGACTGTCACTGCAACAAGGCCTGTTAACATTGACGTACTAGAAGGTTTGACCAACACAGGCTTAACAGGCGATCAATACAATGAAGCAGGTGAGTTGTTGATTGGTGGTGAGGTATACACCCCCGGCTCTGCAACAGACCAAGTGTCCGCGGAAGTTGCTGGTGTGGCACAACGTTTGAACATTTCAAACGCCGAAGCTTTGGCAATGCAACAAACAAACCCCAGTTTGTTTCAGCAGTACAATCTTTACAATAGTGATGGAGTCTTTACACCTGCCAATGAAGAGACAATGCGTTCTACTGATTTGATTCAGGGTGTTGCAGGTGGTGCAGACGACAACATTGTTATTAGCAACGGGTCTAATACAAGAACGTTTACACCAACACCGGCTCCTGCTCCTGCACCGGCTCCTGCACCGGCTCCTGCACCGGCTCCTGCTCCTGCTCCTGCACCGGCTCCTGCACCGGCTCCTGCACCGGCTCCTGCACCGGCTCCTGCACCGGCTCCTGCTCCTGCACCTGCTCCTGCTCCTGCTCCTGCACCTGCTCCTGCACCTGCTCCTGCACCTGCTCCTGCACCTGCTCCTGCACCTGCTCCTGCACCTGCTCCTGCACCTGCTCCTGCACCTGCTCCTGCTCCTGCACCTGCTCCTGCACCTGCTCCTGCACCTGCTCCTGCACCTGCTCCTGCACCTGCACCGGCCCCTGCTCCTGCACCTGCACCGGCCCCTGCACCTGCTCCTGCACCTGCACCGGCCCCTGCTCCTGCACCGGCCCCTGCCCCTGCTCCTGCACCTGCTCCTGCACCTGCTCCTGCTCCTGCACCGGCCCCTGCACCTGCACCGGCCCCTGCACCCGCTCCGGCCCCTGCACCCGCTCCGGCCCCTGCTCCTTCGCCAACGCCAACGCCAACGCCAACGCCAACGCCAACGCCAACGCCAACGCCAACGCCAACGCCAACGCCAACGCCAACGCCAACGCCAACGCCAACGCCTTCTCCTGCAACAAGAATTGGATCAGGCGCCGCGTACACCCCCTCGCCGGTCCTTGCCGCGGACACAAAACTGTCTTACAAAAACGCGTATGAAGCCGCGCCAATTTTGAACCCCCTGCTATTTAGTTTGGCGGGCGTAGCAATACCACAATCCACTCCTGAAAAAACCTTGACACAAGAAGAAGAAAAGGATAAAAAGGAAGAGGAAAATAACAAAGAAGAGGCACCTGCTTTGGACTTAATGAGTTTCTTTAGTTTTGCCGAAGGCGGCATGGTGCCACAGCACCCCATGGGTCAACCAGAGTTTTACTCTGAGGGAGGCGCGGGAACAACCTACATCCAAGGTCGTGGTGATGGTACGTCAGACCAGATCCCCGCCATGGTGGCCAACAGTGAATTTGTGTTACCCGCGGACGTCGTGTCTGCTTTAGGTAACGGTTCCAGTGACTCTGGTGCAGATATTTTGGACCAGTTTATTAAAACAATCCGCGAACACAAGCACTCTAACCCCCCGGGTGAGTTGCCCCCAGAAAGCAAAGGCCCACTAGAGTATCTCTCTAGCGCGCACATGAAAGGAAGAAGAAAATGAGCGTTTTTGATTCAAGCAGTACAGTCAACACAACACTGCCAACGTGGTTTACGACTGCACAGCAGAACATTGCCACACAGGCTCCCCAAACATACCAAGCGGCCACGGCCCCGGGTAGCACTGTTGCCGCGGGTTTAATTAGCGACCTCAACAGTCAAACAGCCAACCCTTTCACAACGGCTATCAGCGGCCTACAAACAGCGCAGACAGCTAACGCTAACCCGTTCCTCCCTACTGGCGCCCCCAACACAGCAAGCCCCTTGGGCGGTTTATTTGCGGCCCAGAACGCCAAGCTGGACCAGATCCTCCCACAGATTTCGTCTCAGGTTGGCGCGGGTGGTATTGCTTCAGGCAACTATGGTTCTTTGCGCGACCAAACAGCAATCAACACCGCGCGTGCGGGTGCGTTGACCACACTGGCTGAACAGCAAAACAAAGCCTACATGGACGCAATGCAACAGTCTATTCAAGCCGGTCAGGCTTTAGGTAACGTGGGCTCTCAGTACGGCACGACGGCCCTGAACACAGCGACCCAAGAGATGATGGGTGGATTGCCCACACTGGCTAAGTATGGAGACATCATTAACAACATGGGCCCAACAACTAACAAGAGCGTTGAGACAGTCACGTCTAAAGGTGATTACGCTAACTTCTTGGCAGGGCTTGGTGCAATTGGTGGTGCGGGCAACACAATTACAGGCATTTTGAGCGGCAACAATACAGCATACCCTTGGTTGAACAAACTACTCTCTAGTGGCCCCGCAGGTGTAAACTTTGGTGGTAGTGGCAGTGGCACTTTTGGTGAAGGCGATTACTAATTATGGAAAACCCAACAATTCCTGAACCAACAGGCGGACTGCCGCTTGTAAAAGGTGAAATGCTTGGTAAGAGCGGCTTGAACGTTCTTGGCAACAAAGGCGTCGCACTTGGCATGGACGACAGCGCCAGCATTCGCGACTACCTCCAACAAATGATCAACCAACGTCAGTCTTACAGAGGTAGCGTTGAGCAGGGCATGGACCAAATGCGTTCCGTTCTTGGTAGCACCCAAAACGAGATGGCCCAGAACATGCAGGCGCAGAGCACCAAAGAGCGCACTAACGACCAAGACGTGTTCAACATGCGTGTCAACATGGCACAGTTGAAGACACAAGAAGAGCGCCTGTTGCAAGAGAAGCAACTAAAACAACAACAAATGTTGATGACTGAAAATGCAATTCGTGCGGCTTCTGGTTTGCCTCCCTTGACGTCTCTTCCCGGAATGGGAGGCCAAGGCGCTCCAATGGGTCAACAAGACGTTCCAACGGCTCAAGGTGCTCCTGTGGCTCAAGGTGCTGTTGCAGGTGGATATTTAACACCAACACAACAAGCAAGTATTCGTGTTTTATCACAAACTAATCCAGAGGAGGCAATCAAACAAGTTTTGGCTTTAACTAAGCCAACTGATTTGCAACGCGAACTGAGTTTCATGCCTGTGGCCCAACGGAACCAGTTTATTGCCGCAATTAAAGGCGACGCGGCATATAAACCTATTGAAGTTTACGACCCAGTGCTAGGACGAAAAGTACAAACTACGGCGGCAGAAATTATTAGTAAGTTGCCTATTTTTAACAACGTAGCACCTGTTGGAGGTCCTGCACCTGTTGGAGGTCCTGCACCTGTTGGAGGTCCTGCGCCTGTAGCGGCGGCTCCTGCGCCTGTAGCGGCGGCTCCTGCACCTGTAGCGGCGGCTCCTGCACCTGTAGCGGCGGCTCCTGCACCTGTAGCGGCGGCCCCTGCACCTAGGCCCGCGCCGGCTGTAGCAACTGCACCTAGTGGCAACGTTTCTCCAGCTTTGGCAAGTATTTTAAACATGCCGAACCCTAACCCAAGAAGTTCTCCTTCTTATGCAGAGTTTGAAACTGAAAGAAACAAAAAAGCAATTGAACAACAGGCTAAAGAAGCCGCTGTTGGTGTTGCTGGTGACACAAAAGAAGCCGAAAAAATGGCCGAAACATTGGCCGCGGAACAAACCGCTTTGCGTGCCGCGGCAGACGCCGCTCCAACTAACATTTTGCTTGCTAATCAAGTTATGCAGGATGTTAAAGAGCACAAAGACTTGTTTGCTAAATTAAACCAACCTTCTTTAGGTTCTGCGCTTGCTGGCTTAATGAAATCCGGCGTTCAAATTGGCCAGTTTGGTTCTATCAGCGTTCCCGGAATTAACGACTTCCTACAGCAGGTTGACCCCGGCGCAAAAGATAATCCAAAACGTTTGGAAGCTTGGACTCGCATTACAGCCAGCATGGCCCAGATTAACTTGGACTACGCACAACGTGTGATGAAAGGCCAAGGCGCTGTGTCTAACTTTGAACGCGAGTTAGTAGAGCGCGCGGTTGGAGACATCAACCGAGATTCTGCACGAAACATGATGGTCAAAATGAAGATGTTGGAAATTGCAAGTGCTAACGCTCAACAAATAAGTGATAAGTGGGGAGAAGCACAAAAAGCTGGTTTGAATTGGCAACAGTTTAAGAGTAGCCCTACATATAAGGACATTAAGCGCGAACAGTACTACAACACCGCTAAAACAATGCAAATCAAGAACCCTCCTAAGTACCCCGGAGATGCGTAAACATGGCGCAAAACAACGTTCCTGATTGGGTAACCAAGCTTGATGCTAAACGGCAGGCAACTGCCAAGCGCGTCATTGCGGAAGCCCAAGCGCAAGGGGTGCCACGCGAACTTGCTTTGGGTATGGCCATGCAAGAAAGTGGTTTTGATCAAAGCAAGAAGTCTAAGACGGGACCAACCGGTGTAATGATGCTCGGTAAAGCGGCCGCCAAAGACATGGGTGTCAACCGATATAACGAAGCAGAAAACATTCGCGGCGGCGTCAAGTACATGAAAATGATGCTTGATAAATACAACAACGACGTTGATAAAGCGTTGATTGCGTACCACGATGGTCCAAACAGCAACTACTTTACAACAGGACAAGCAAGCCCCGCCGCGCTAAACCACATTCAAAAAGTTAGAGGCTACGCCGGATACCAACCAATGGCGCCACAATCAACACAAACTACGGCGCCACAAGTAGCACAAGCAACACAAACAGCGGCGCCACAAGGAGTACAACCAATGGCTAAAGAAAATAAACTTGGAAGCGGCACATATCAAGTGGCCCCATTAGATCTCGACGCATTAGACGAGATTGATAAAATTACCAGACAAGACTCCAATAGATTTTTAAGTCCTTTTGTTCAAGGCGCGGGAGTTGTTGGTGCTATCGCTGGTGCTACATTAGGTCAAGACAAACCTAAGTCCGGCGAAAAATTTCAGGCGGAAGTTTCTCAAAGCAAAATTCCAATGCAAGCCGCACAAATTCGCAACCAAGCTTTACAGGCCCAATATGACGCGGATGTAAGAGCACACAACGACGCGTTGAAGTTGCGTAAAGAGTTAATGGATTCTGCGGCTAAAGTGCAAGGTGCTGACATAAGCAATTGGTCTTTGGGCCAATACAGGGGCGCAATTCCTTTTGTTGAAGGCCAAGAAGCTTTAAGTATGAAAGAAGCAGGAGCAATGGGTGAAGAAGGCGTTAAAAAAGAACGCCAAGCCAAAGCCATGATGCCCGGAGTTCAATTTGATAAGACAACAGGTCTTATGCTTCCCCCTAACGCAACACCGGCTCCCCCGCCACAAATCTTTCAACAACATCCTTTGTTGCAAGGATTACCACAATACCCCGCTCCTCTTGCGTTGGAGCGTGTACCAACACCCAAGCCAGTAAGTCCCGGATCACGTTTTGGTCAAGGTGCTAATGCTGTATCTGGTGGTTTAGCAGGCATTCAAGCCGCAGACGCTTACCAAAGGGGAGCAAATGATCCTGTTGGTGCAGGCCTCGGTGCAATTAGTTCAGCAGGTTTTGGAGCAACTGCGGCGGGCAACCCGAAAGTTAAAGCATTAGGTGCGGCGGCTGGTGTTGTCGGTGGGGCGGCACAAAAAGTGTGGGATGTTTTCAACACCAAAGACCAAACTAAGTCTGTATTGCAACCAACAGGTGAACCACCTAAGTATAAAAAAGGTGGTGCAATAAAAAAGCCGGACGGCGGACTGTCCGCCGTTGAGCACTTTCAGTCTGGTGGTCGTGCCGGTGCAGGAAAAGCGGCGTGGCAACTCGGTAGTCAACAGGTAGGCAAACTGTCCGACTGGGCACAGAACTATCTTGGCCACTACTTTGTACCAACGCAGTCCGACCGCATGGCAGGGGTTGGTGGTACCAGCTTTAGTGCCAACTCTTTGGCGCGTCCTGAATACTCTAATCGCGCATGGGGCTCCGGTCAAAAAGCCACAGCAACAGGCATCGCCAATTTGGCTAAAGATCCTCGCTACGGCGGAACAGAGCGCCAAATCTTTGCACCATTGATTGGTTCAGAGAACATGCACCAGTCTAATCAGATTGTGTATAATGAGCTTTTAAAACAGCACAACAAAAACATACACAAATACTCACCTGAACGCGTGGCTGAAATTAACCAGTACATGCAAACAGGCGGTTTGAACACAGGCATTGCCAAACAAAAGTTTGACCCTATTCCTGAATTTAACGTTCTTGATCAAGATCTTCTTAGAAAATATGGCGACACGTTTGACACACGCAAAGCAATTGCAAACTACGCATTTGGCGCTGAAGGTTTAGGTAAAACTAAAAAACGTATATTTGACTACCAAAATATTTTGGACGAGATGCGCGATCCCCTTACACAGGGGTCTCCTTCATTTTCTATGGGTCCTCGTGCGTTCAAACTGTCTGGTGAAGTAGAACAGATCCCGCGTGCTGATCTGAATGAAGCATACCCTTGGATGTTGCACGGCAAAGATTTAGACGTTACGTACCAACCCGTACCATCTGAATTGTCTTTGCGTGACTTTCAAAAACAATGGCGTAAAGATACAGGCAACACAATGCCTAAGAAGTCCGGTGCATTGAAACAGCCCGGATATTATGAGCACACAGCGGGCTACACACCTGAGGGCGCTTCAGAGCGCGTGTATCCGCGTCAATTGATCACTGAAGAGTGGATCAAAGACTTGCAGTCTAGTGCGTTTTCTGAAGGCGGCCTGACTGGTGTACCACACTACGATAAAGGTGGTAGGACGGGTGTTCTTACGCGTCTTGGTGAATCAGCATACGACATTTTAAAGTTGACGCCGGAGAAGATTGAAGCGTGGCGCAAGGCCAACGCAAAACCATACAAGCAACAGCAGGACCTCCAACTGGCCCAAGCGCTTGAAGCGTACATGACAGGCAAAATATCACAGGCTGACTACCTGCGCATTATGAACGAGCGCAGACCAATTCGCCCGTTGACTGAAGTGCCAAAAGCGCATTCTGATACAGACATTGCTTCTGCGTTGAATAAAAATCAGGTGGAAAACAAAGGTATTTTAGGTGTGAATTTATTTGCTCCAGAGGGCATGCGCGTAGGCAACCGCCTAGACATCCCTGCGTATGAGCGCTTTGGTACCTACGTGGACACAATGCATGATCCCGCAGGCAAACCTATTGCCTACGGCCATACAGGGCACTTAAAAAACGTAGAGTTTCAGTCTGAACCCAACAGAGCTATTCGTGTGGGTCTTGGTACCAGAGAACAGGGATTGACCCCCTTGGCTTTGGAAGAGGGCCAAGGCAAGGCGCCGTTTGCCATGATGGTTGGTGACAACCAAGTCACAAGCAACGACGAGGTCCGCAGGATGCTTGCAGAGGCATTAAAAGACCCCACATGGCGCCAGATTGGTATGAACCCATACCGCGGGTCACAGTTCTACGACAAGGCCGACATGCAACCAGTGTTTAGCGCGGCTGAAAAGATTCAGGCCGGCCCTCTGGTGTTGGCCCGTGACGTAGAGAAAACATCGTGGAAAGACCCACGACTAAAAACCAGATACGGCGTGAACTACGCCAAAGGTGGTTTGACACACTTATAGGCTTGGGGGAGAAGAGTGGCCACCAAACCACCCCCCTCTTCGCCCTTATTTGCGGTAGCGTGTGTCGATCCAAGACTCTGCCGCAAGCGGGAAATCTCCCGCCCAACTTGGTGGTGTGGTCAACGACTTCATCACCAATTCTTCAGTTTGTTTCGCGTCTTCTACACGGCATAACGAAAGAATTTCATCATGGATCAGGTTAATCACCGACACGCCTTTACCCTCCAGTTCAAGCGAAGCCTCGGCAAGAAAATCTCTTGCGGTTCCTTGAACGGCGGACTGGAAGATGCTAGACCCAATAAGCTTGTTGCGCCCCCACTTGCGGGTGAAAGTGTTCTGACTGGTGACGTACACCACGTCAGCCAACTTACCCCATGGGGTATACTCCTGAATGACCTCAGGGGCTTGCCAACAAATTAAGCGGCTACTAGGCAGTTGCATCCACAGTGCGCCCTTGAGCACCTTAAACGTCACCTTACCGGCCTTAAAGGGGCTTCCCGGCTCTTTAATGGCGTCGATGGCCGCTTGGCCCATTAGGAACCAACAGTTCTTCACCTTGGCATAAGACAGCCTGTACGCGTTCACAGCGTTCTCTGCCTGCCCGAGATCCAACATCACCCCCATGCCTTCAGCGTAGGCCACAAGGCCCTTTGCGCCCTGCCCAAACATGCAACCGAGCACAGCAGACTTGCTAACCTGACGCATGTCCTTGGTTACCTGTTCGTAGGGCACGTTGTACAGGCTTGTTGACGCGAACGTCTTGTACTCGTCCAGACCCTTGCGGAACAACTCCACCTTGTCATTCTGGCCGGCAATCCACGACGCCACCCTGTTCTCGATCGATGACAGGTCAGCGTCCACAAAGGTGTAACCCTCGGGCGCCTTGATGGCATTGCGCACAATCGACGAGCACGCGTCCATCACGCGGTCACCAAAGCGCTCCTTCATGGCCAAGTAGCCTCCATGCTCCAGACCTATCTGCACCGCGTCTGCAATGTCTTGGTCCTTCATCCACAGCGCGGGGCGCGCGATGTTCTGCAGGTTGATACCCCGACTGGCCCAACGGCCCGTGGAGGCGCCGTGGTAAACCAGTCCGTTACGAATGCGCCCGTCCACCTGCACGTCGGCCATTTTGTTGAACTTGGTTACAGACGTTTTGGACCCCTCAGAGCGCAACTTGAGCACCTTGCTCACGTCTGGGTCGGCGTGGGTCTTCTTGGCCTCGTTCTCAATTGTTTCGGCCTGCATGTCAGTCAACGGCACGCCCCTAGAGCGGAACCAGTTGAGTAGTTGCTCACGCTTGGACACCTCAATGCCGCCGGTCAGGCGCGTTATTTCTTCGTTGATGTGGCTCATCTCGTGAGCCACCACGTTCATAATGTTATCCAACTCAGCGGGGTCCACTGGAACACCGCGTTGGTTGATCTTCTGCGTGGCCACCCACACAGCCTGTTCGGATGGTGACAGTTTGCGTAACTTTCCGACGACTGCAATTTCAGTCTGCACGTCGCGCTTACAGTACTCAAGCATCTCCGCCACGAGCACTGGGTCCTCGCTGAACGTGCCGTCGCGCTTGGGTTTGCTCAACAGTTGAATGAGCTTCTTGCCGCGCTTGTCTTTTTGGAAGTCTGCCCGCATCACCTCGCCGGCCGTGTCCAAGTCTTGGGGGATGTTGTTTGCGGCCGCGATGGCCATAGAGTCAATCAGTTGATCCCACTTAATCTCAGGCCACCCAAAGCGGGTGCCTACGCGGTTCCAAATGTGGTGCTCAAACGACGCATTCCATGCGGAGATTAGGCCGCCATTCGCCGCATGGTCTAACACCCATGCAGGCACTTGGTCGGGCGTCCACACCTGCACGTCGTCCGCGGTAAAACCTGCGGCTATGCAAATGATTTCTGTTGTGGGGGAGGATGAATAAACATCAAGGCCGTGGACCTTGAGATCGACCCTGCTACGGGTCTCGAAGTCGATTGAAAGAACTGACATAACTGCTCCTAAGGCATGCAGACTAATCTGCGTTAAAAAAGAGCAGAGAGGTTTCCCTCTCTGCTAAAGGTCCAACCAAGGACTCACCATGAAACACACCGAAACTATATCACAGATTTTGTGCGTTTTTGAATTTCACGTTCAATGTACCATTTAGCTTTCTTCAAGTCCTCAATGGCATCCTTCTTCAAGTCACAACGCCAGATGTATTTAATCGCGTTACCTAGGTTAAACCCCATGTGTTCAGTGACTTGAATACACTCAATACCTGATGGGTGTTCAGTGTAATGCGGCGGTTTATTAACTACATCTGGCTCGTTCATTTGAAAGCGCTCAGTGCGTACTGGTGCAAATGGGCCCACAAACCCAAGGCAATAAAGCCTAGGTATGCCGCGCCGATTATCCCCACCAACATGGTAAAAGCACCGAGAACGTTTTCACAAATTCGTAAAATTTTCTCTTTCATAATTGCTCCTTAAATTTCGCATACGCCGGCCACACAGGCAAGCATTTGAGCGCCTTCCACATTATCGGTGTTTTCGGCAAACTTTGCCCACTCGATTGTTGGCATTTGCGCCAACAGTGTATCGTACTCTTCCTTGGTGCACTCCTCGTAGGGTGCCTGTCTGTACGTGCCGCCGTCATGGGGCAGGAACGACACACCAGACATTTCGTCAAAGTGGTCCCAAACAAACGCGCCCACCTTAGGCCACTCGCTCTCTTTGACCGAGATGGTCACAGAGGGCTTGTGCTCACACCAGTGGCGCTGATACGTCAGCCACAGACCCAAGTGGTCAATGGCGTCAATGTCGTCGCGTGTAGTTAAACCCTCTGGCGCCTTCTGTGGGAAGCTGAACACGATTGTGTTGTTGGGCTTCATCACGCACGGCTCGTTGGGGATGCCTTGGGTAACCAAGAACTGTGACAGCGGGTCCTTCATGTCACCGCGCACGCGGCGAATGTAGTAGGGTGAGTGGCGTGGGTGAATGCCGCTCGCTGTGTCTGTCAACTGGCTCACTGTACCACTGGGCTTAACGGCCGTAATGGCTGTTGAGCGTGGGATACCAAGCAGGTCGGCGTACTCAGCGTTAGCCTCTTCAGCAACCAAGCGCAACTGGGGCAACCACAACGCGGCGCCGTCTGGGTTACTCGTAACCTTGTGGTCGTAGATGCCAGTTAAGGACACACCCAACAAACGCTCTTCCTCAGTGTTTCGTTGCCAGACCTTACGCAGGTATGGGAAGTGTGTGAACGTGGCCTGTATGGTGCCTAAAATGGCCGCCATGCGCACCTTCTGCTTCAGGCTCTCCAGTGTGTCCTCTGGGCGCACCATGACCTCTGTCAAATTACAGAACTGGTAGGGGCGCAGAATGATCTCACTGCAGGGGTTTGTGCCAAACTCAAAGTTGGGGTCACGCTTGCCGTACTTGGCCACAGCGGCCTTGGCGGCCTCGCGGTTAAAGATACCGCGCTCGCCTGAGTGGCTGTTGTACAGCGACGTCCACTCTTCTAAGAACGTGCCCACAGTGGGCTTGACCTCGTACACCGCGCTGTTGTTAGCCAGTGCGCGGTGGCCGGCAGTCTCCCACCAGTTACCAGATTTGGCGTGGCGGATACGCTCGTCGTTCAGGTCGGACAAAGAGATCATGGCAGAGCGGCGCACGCCACCCACCACAACAACCTCACCGATCTTGCACATTATGTCGTGGCACTCAAGCGTGTTCAGCTTACGGCCCTGTGCGGCCTTGAAGATTTTGATTGTGAAGTGGAACAGGTCAACCAGTGGCTCTGGACCGGATGCGCGGCCCCCAAAGGTCTTCAGGGGCGTGCCTGCGGCGCGCACCTTGCTCACGTCCCATTTTGGGATCTCGCCGGCGTACAGGTTGGCTAGTAACAGGCGGTATGACTTGGCCCAACCTTCTTTGCTGTCGTGCACGTTGATAACGTGCGTGGACTCAAACAGGCGCTCTGGCACGTCGGGCAGTTTGTTTGTGTACTTAGATTCCACAGAGAATCCGACACCCGTACCACAGAGCAGAATGAACATGGCTTCGTCAAATGACTTGACGTCGTCCACGGGGAGGTATGAGCAGTTGTATACACAGGTGTTGTCACGATCGGCGGCTTTTCCAGAGGTCATCATGGCACGCATTGACGGCATGATGTGATGGCCAGATATGGCGTTAAAAATGTCTTGCTTCATTGAAGAATCAAGCTTGGGGGTCTTTTCAAAAACATAGTTCACGTAGCGGTTTACAGTTTCGTTCCAGTCCTCACGTCGATTTTGATCTGGCATGAACTTAGCGTAACGGCTCTTGTGAATGTATTGTTGGTATTGGTTCATTTTATGGTGATAAATTTTAGAGACAAAAAAAGCCCACGCGTGAGAGTGGGCGTCGGGTGCAACAGCGTTTATTCTTCTGCTGTTGGTTCTTTTACTTCTTCAGCGGCTTTCGCGGCTTCCAAAGCTTCTGCTTGCGGGCGGCCTTGGTCAACAATGGCCATGATGGTCATGTTAACTTCAGCAAAGGGAAGCTTGCCCAACAAACCGAGAATGTGGTTAGTTTCATCGACAGTAAATTCAAGTTTGATCATAATAAATGTTCAGTATATTAAACAATTTAGGGTTGTAGCTTATAAGCTACAACCCACCAACCTACTTAGACCGCGAAGTCCGAAGCGGCGGAAGAACCACCACCCAAACGATCGCCGTCAGACAACTTTTGCAAGTTGCTCAAACCGCAGGCAATACCCTTGGAGCCTTGTTGGTTATACGCATAGAACGTCAAAGACGCTCTGCCGTAGCAACCAGAATACAACTCTTCTGGGTCAATGATCGGGTTCAAATCAGCGTCCACAACGCCGGGCTTTTGGTACGTGTTAGCGTTGATGAAAAACGAATTTGCGTACGCAGGGTCGTCCTTCTCAGCATCACCATCACGCAGGCCGCCTTTAAGGCCCTTAGGCACTGTGCCACCAAAAAGCGTGGCGCTTGCCGCCTTGGCTTTTTCAAACGCCGCGTTGACTCTGTCAATCGTATCCTTGTCTTTCTTGTCAATAATAATCGACACAGAAAACTTAGGTGTCATCCCCTCTTCCATTGCAACGGCTTTGAACACGTTGACATAAGAAAAACGAACTTTACCGGTAACCACTTTTTCACTAACTTTGGCCATCTTGGCCTCCTTGTTTACTTGTTCGAGAGCCTTTAAAAAGGGCGGCTCCCAATACCCTACTTACGCAAAATCTTCTCTGGCTTTTGACGGGACCAACTTGGGCTCGCCTGCAGGTTTGACAATCAGGTCACCAAGAATATCTTGGAGGTGCCCCTTGCCCACTTGCTTTTCCAATTGTGCCACAGATTTTAAACTGGGTGTGGTGAATATATCATCAAACCCTGCTTTCTGCAACTTTTTCGCCGCATCCTCTTGCGCCTCTATTTTACGATTTGTGCTTGTCTGCCCCAACTCGTAACCAGTGGGCACTATGCCATGGTCCGTTGCCTGTGTCAACATGTAATCTTCAACGTCAGAAAGCCACTTGCGTGTCTTAGCCGCGTCTGAGAGTATCTTTATCAACTCGGTTTCTGACAGGAGCGCTGGCGCCTTGAAATCGGCCGCCGCGGCCACGTTGTTAAAGTCTGCTCGGGCCCTGCACTGTGACTTGGCCCTACAGAATTGACAGTGGCTTCCTGCCATAAACTCCCCTTGGCCGGCGTGTGCTTTTTTGGCCTTGGGTTTTACTACATGCACGGCCCAGTCTTGCAAACTTTCTAGCGTCACTGTTTCGGTGGTGATGCTGTCCAGTCGGGGTTGGTGAATGGTGTATTCGACGTGGGTGATGTTTGGGTGCTCGTCCTTGTACTTGTACCAACCACCAAGGCCATACAGCCTCAGTTGCGGGTTGTCCGCGGCGTCTACCGGCACCCCCTTGCCGAATTTCAGGTCGATTACTCGAACCTTGTTCTCGCTCATTATGACCACGTCGGCGGTGCCGAACCCGTCAGGCACCCACTCACTGAAGTCCACTCGTTGCTCAAAGTAAGGGGTATCCCCCTCACCAATTTGCGAACGAACGTAGAGCACGTAGTTGTCTACATGCGCCTCAAAGTCTTCGTCGTAATAGGGTGTTGCCTTGACCTCTGCAATGGCCTCGTTGTACTCCTTGGCCGTCATCTGTCCAAAATGCCGGCGTAGCTTGGCCTCTGCCATGGTGTGGGCTGTGGTGCCCTCTTGGCTGAAGTCGAACGCGCCTGCTTTTCGTTTAGGTTCGGGGAGTGACGCCTCTAGTCGCGCGCTGGGTGTACAAGACATCCATCGTTTGGACCCTGAGGCACTGAGTAGTGCATGTGTAGCGATGATGCTCTCCTTTATGCAAAGGTGAAAAAGCCCCTCTCGGGGCTTACGAAACGTCGGAACTTATTGCTAAGTGCCGACGTATTGTTACGCCGCTTTTTTAAGCGCCGTAATCAGGTCGGTAACTGCACCAGAAAAATCCAACACGACGTCCGCCTTGACTTCAAGCTTACTGCTCTTGTCGTCGCGGTAGTCAGAGGGGAATTGACCCCTCAGTGCAATCTCCGCCACCCTGCTGTTGAACGCCTTGTTCTCCACGTTAGCAAGCAACTGGGTTTCCCAGTAAGCCTGTGAGTGTGTGATGGCCATGTCCAGTGCTTCAGCAAACTCTGGGTGGTTTTTCTTAAACGTCTGCGCGGCCGCGGAACTGATTCCGACGCTTGCAAACATCATTTTTTGGGACGCGCCTACCTTGCCCAACTCTATCAGTTGGTCGCACATCTCCGGTTTAAACTCGTATTTGGATTTCGTTGCCATGGTGTATACCTTATATTCAAGGCCTAAAAAGGCCTTTCCTATATAGAATTACCCATTTTGCGAGGGCTTTTCGACCTTCTGCACCTGAGTATTTGCGTCTCGCACCTGTGCACGGGCCTTTGCCTCACGTAATGCCTCGTTTACCACCAATCGTGTCACCGCTCCGGCCATTTCCTGAATGCGTTGCTCTTTTGGTTTTACGCCCAAAGATGTTAATAAATTTGTTGCTTCGTTTGCCATTATGCTAATCCTTTTGTTTGCTGTTCTCTAAACTTGCGTAAATCTCGCAATATGAAATCATGCTCTTCTTCGTTCTCAAAGTGCCATATTGACAGCACGTCTTGATCTTTCTCGAACATGGGGTGCTTGGCGTCAACCTGAACGTCTATTGTAGGCCATCCTTGTTTAACATACTCCACTATGTATCCATTCACAATTTTAACTCCTTTCGTATTTTAGCAACCGCCGCCGCAAAATGGTAGCGCCAGTATTTTTGGGTTACTGCCAAATCGTGGTAGTTGTACCCTGACAGGTGCGCCTCAATGATTTCCCTCTGTTGTGGGGACAGCTTTTCCGCCACGACGTTGTACACGTCTTGGATGGTGTCTGGCCCCCACGGCGCCCAACCCATGCCGCCGGTGGTAGGTTCGGAGGACGAATCCTCGTGCTCAAGAGGATCCGGCTCTTCGTCTGAAAGCCTGCGGATGGTGGCGTTTACTTTGATCATTGAAGTTTGAGCGCGTTCATTAACGCGTTTTGCATATCGATCTTCCCTTCTAGCACGTCCATGACCTGACTGTCAATACTTTTTTGCATGGTCAGGTGATGAATAATTACAGGCTTTTCTTGCCCCTGCCGGAACAGGCGCGCGTTGGCTTGTAGGTAGTCTTCACTGGACCATGGCAGGTCAAACCAAACGATCTGTGCCGTGTCACCCACGTTGCACTGCAGGTTCAGGCCGATGCCCACGCTTTTAGGGTGGCAAAGTAGCACTGGGACCTTACCAGAACGCCATAGAGCGATTGTTTTCTCGTCGTCAGGGCTGAGTAGCACCGCGTCAGGAAAAACGCCCTGAAGCCGTTTTAGGCTGTGTTTGAAGTTGTAGAACACAATGGTTGGCGTGTCGTCCAACATGTCGGTCAGGTATTCCAGTTTGGTGTCATGGATGTGCACCACCTCTTTGGTCTCTGAGTAGATTGCCCCCGCGGTCATTTGCAGTAGTTTGCCCGTCAGGACCCCTGCCGACGCCGCGGTCAGGGTCTCTGCGTCCACCTCCACCACCATCTCTTTGCGCATGGTGTTGTAGGCCTGTTTGGGGCCCTTCTCCCACTCAATGGTGTGCACAATGTCCTGACGCTGTGGCATGGTCAGATAGTCCTCCTTGCGCAGGGACACGCAAATGTCCCCAATCAGGGCGTCAATCTGCTCCTTTGCGTTTGGTCTTAGCTTCCAACTCCAGACCATCCCCGTTCTGCGATCCCTTGTGTCGGGCTCGAAGAACTTCTCCTTGTAGGAAGTCATCGATTTCCCTAATCGTTGGCCCAAATCCAATATGCCGACTTGGGTCCATAGGTCTAGGTACGACTTCGGGGTTGGTGTTCCTGTCAGGATGTACCTGTGCTCGAAGTTCTTCAATTGTCCTTTCAAGGTCTTCCATCTCTTGGACGATGGATTCTTGAATCTGCTTGATTCGTCGATCACTAACGTCTGCCATCGCGGTAACGAGGCTTGCTCGAAAAGCCACACCACGTTCTCGACATTGATCAAATACACGCTCGAATCGCTCTGCAACGCTTTCATGCGCTCCTGTGGTGTTCCCACAATGAGGGCAAACTTCATCTTCTCTGTGTGCGTCCAATTTTCTGCCTCCTGTTTCCAAACGTTTTTAATGACGGCCTTTGGCCCAATAATCAGCGTCTTGCCCTCAAGTTGGCTGAGTATCGTCAGGGCCGTTATCGTCTTGCCCAGTCCCATGTCCATCAGCAGTCCCATGTGAGGCTGAGTCTTGCTCTCCTGCACTAGGCGCTGTTGGTAGGGGTGTAAATTTTTTAATGTCAACATCAATAGCCTGCTCTTTCCCTTGCTGTAACGTCGTTAATAATGCGATGACGCGTGGGGCGAGTGATGTAGGTATTTGCAGGGTCGCCAATTGGGGGCGGTCGTGCACCTCCATTATTTACCTCCTTTATTTTTTCGTGTGTCCAGTCTGCAACCTTGTACAACTCGTCTTGGGTTGCGTTTGATTTGATTGTGTTTGCTCTGTTGCTTAACCATGCCACGTTGCCTTTGACATACCCCTTTTCAGGAATGATTTTGTCTAGGCTCGGTGAATCAGGGCCGCTCGATCCCACAGTGCCCGACTGCCCATAGCCCCAAAGAATCTTGGTCCTGAACACCGGACAGTATTCCGGCGCGATTGCACACAGGTAACTATGGTCCAACTCAAATGGAATACCTGCGGCAGTGGCGCGTCGTTTAACGTTATACATTGTTTTGGCAATGTGTATACGTTTTTTAATTTCGTGGGCTTCGTCGTCTGTCATAGTTGGTCAACGAACTCGTCTACTTCTTGCTCGCTCGCCAAGACGTGCGTGAACACCCCATGGGTCAGAAGAATCTTGTGCATCAATTCTTGCCTCGCGCTTAGTTTTCCCTTTAGGTCTTTCAACTCCACTGGGATCACCTTGCTCTTGTAAAACACTAGCCGGTCCGGCACCCCCGTCATCGACGGGCTTACCCACTTCAGGCATAGGCCACCCTTCTCCTTCACTTTTTTTACCAACCTTTGTTCGATTTTCTTTTCGTTTTGCAATTTTGGCAACCTCCACTAAACAGGCCGTGAACATTTGACGCACCAACCATTCGGTCAGGTACGCCCGAGACTCTTCACCAAAATCCTCCACGTCTTCGCCAATGTGTTCGAGCACCCGCGCCACCACGTGTGTGGCCTCGTGGGCCACCACGCTGGCCAGCAGGGCCGCGTTGTCAACACACTCGATCAGGTTGAACACCACGATGACAATAGCCTCTTTTGGTGTAGAGAAGCTGTGTGTCTCCGCGATGCCCAACTCTAGTGGCGCCATGTCGGGTTGTGCTGTGATGCCGTGGTCCTTCAACACTTTGTAGAACGCCTGTGATGTAAAGCACATCTTTACAGGCACCGGAAAGAAACCAACATCCACATGAAAATATGCGTTGCTCAAAATATCTCCTCCCGTTCAAAGTTGCTGATACTGTCCACGTACTTCTGTGCCTTCGGTTTAAGCTTGATGCCAAGGTAAACGTTGGCCAACTCACCATCAACACGAAGCCTGCTTGCTGTCACGCGGTGGTCCTGCGTTGCCGCAAGAAACCTACGCTTGAACGCCATGTCACTTCCGGGCGGTATGTTCTTTGCAGTGGCCCATTTGCGCCAACAAATAAACACGTCGTCCTTCATTGCCTTGGCATCTAGGTCATAGTCCAGTGCGTCTGTAACGAACGACCCGATAGGGTTACCTAACTCCTCCATCAACTCCAGTAACTCGCGCCCTGTTGTTGGTTGTTGGAACCGCTGACCCTCGCGCGCCATGCGTCGTTGCTGTCCTGCAATGGCCCAGTTAAAAATGGCAGGCAACTCTTTGGCCAACTTGTCGGCCAACAGTGTGTCCTCTTTGCCGTAGAAACTATTGCTCATCTTCAGCACAATCATGCGTCCTGTTAACGCGTTTGAGTTTTCTGTTAACTGCAAGGCCTCGTTAGAGTAGATCACAATGCGCGTTGGCAAATAACCACTCCAAGCTTCCTTGTTTTTTCTGTTCACAGTCACAGTATCCCCGCCAACAATCCGGAGCAACTGGCTCACTACAGCACCCCTGTTGCGCTCCGGTGCTCGTGCGTCCGTGAAACTCGCTAGCAGTTTTCCTAGCCATGGTTGAAGTCCAAAAGTATCGCATAACTCATCCAGTTGTGGCGCTACTGTGTTGTGTTGCCCCAAGAGGCTTACGAGCACCTTGTTAATCGTTCCCTTGCCAGAGCGGCGCGGTCCTATGATGTTAAAGAATTTCTGCTGTGTTGAATCACCGCTCAGAATGTAGCCGAACATCTCCTGCAGGCAGGTAATGCTCTCAGGGTCGTCGTTCCAAATGTCCTGCAAGAAACGCTCCCACGTCGGGCACGTCGCGTCAGGGTCGTAAGCAAACGGCAAACTGTTCTGCGTGAAAAACCCCAAGCTGTGGGGTATCAGCAGGTTTTGCTCGGTGTGAAAAATGCCGTTCTCAAGCGACACCAGTTTGCTTGGGTCTGGCCTGTTGTTCCCGTACCCCTCAAGCCACACCGGTGGTTTGGTGTTAGCCGTGTTGGGTAGGTGGGTGACTGCGTGCACCGCGTCTAGGATCGCAGACACGTGCGCAGGCGTCGGGTTAAACGGCATCAGGTTTTGCTTCTTGTCGTACTTCTTGCACCGGTCCAAAAACGTGTACAGCAGGGACCGCACTGTGGCCTCCTCAATGTCTTGGTAGTGTGTGCCCTTGTACTGGAACATGTCGTTTGCGTACGTGGTCAGCGACGTGCCTTCTTCGCACGTGAACTGACTGGCCAAAAACTCTTTGGCGTGGTTCAGCGGGCCACCCGTGAGCACCTTCTCCCCGTTGGCCACCACCGCGGCCTCTTTAGTCTTGTTGACCTTAAACACCAGTGAACGCAGTGTGGTGCCACCAGTGCCGCCGAAGCTGTCCCACTTGGCCGCGCACTGCCCTGCCGCGTATGACCCGCAGGCCCCGTCGTTATCAGACCACCGGTCCCACAACTCCAGTGCCTCGTAGTCACCACCGAACTGGTGGTGTAGGGCCATGCCCACCGCCAACCACTCTGTGTAGCCACAGTCGGGGTCTAGCAGGGTCAGCAGGTCGGTCTCAACACGTGCCAAGTCCCACCCGTCCAGTGGTGGGCTGTAGTCCGCAAACGAATCGCCCGAGCGGTAACTGCGACGTGCAGGCACGATGTGTTGCAGGTCCTGCTCTTGGTCGGGAATGGTGCCACCAAGTGTGTGGCCGGTCACTGTAAAGTAACGGCCCTTGGGGTAGATTTCGAGACCCTTCTCGTGGTCGACGTGCGCGGCATTCAACTGCGCGCGTGTAAAGATTTTGATGCCGGTGCCTGAGGGGCTGACCTCTGCGTAGCCTAGGACCGCGTCTTTAATGGACTGCGCCTCAGGCGTAAGAGACGTTGGACCCTGAACGGCATCCACGCAGTCGTCCAAGTCAATGCCCATGATGCCGTCGCTACCATCAAAGACAAAGCCAACACCATCGAAGCGACCTGTTTGATAAGCCTCTTGTGCATGTAAAAAGTCACACCATGTTGTTGGGTTTGTGGAACTTGCTGACGACCCATTTGACTGCAGTGGTAATTTTGACCACCGCTTGTTCGACTCTTCCCCAACCTCGACTAACCTCCACAAAACCCAACGGGAGATTTTCTTGAGGCTGATCGGGATGTTCTCGAATTGAACCGCTAGTGCTGTTGGTTTGTTCATGTGTTTGCGCCTTTGTGTTTGGTGAATAGTTTATCATTTTTTGACACCTCTCAGTGTGTCGTACGCTGTTTCTCGCGCTTGCTTCATTTCCATAAGACCCATCTCGGCCTCCTTAATCTGGTCGTCCATTTCGTTGATCACCGCCTGCCCGTACTTCTCCGCGGCCTCCTCGGCTGTCAGGTCATCACGCGATGCTTTACCGAGCACGCTGTCGTTGTCCTCCGGCCCGTGGTACCCAAATTGTACAACACCCTGCATTTCCAGTATGGTGATCACCACCATAGGCATGACTAGCACGATGGCCAGTGCTGTAATCGGGTCCAAAAAGTAGCCCGTCACTAACGCGAGTATTGCGCCAAATAAATAGATTGCGTAAATTATTTTTTTCATCCGATTTCCTGACACATTTTTAAAGCCTCAATGACCAACTCGTTTATGTTGGCCAGTATTTGGTCGCCGTCTGCCTCGTACTTGTAGTGCAGGCGCAGTTGTTCTGATATGTCCAACAGCGCAAAGATCGCGTCCTGCCCATGTAGCGCGTGCCTCAGTTTGTCCTCGTCGTCGGGGTACTCAAATTCAAGTATTGCTTTCATTTGTTTTCCTTAAACTCATTGACACGTAACCATTTTGTGGCCACCCATTTAACACCGGCTTCTACTGGTGTGCCACCATGAAGCGTTTTACTGTCCGCTGTTGGTGTGTTGTACCTAAACAATAAAGCATTTCCTTCTTGTGCATGAACTTCTAACCCTGCGTCAGGAAAAATAGTTGCGCCTCCGCTTTCAGGCGTGTTTAGGTACATTAAAAATGTTGCAATTCGTTGGCCACCATTTTTAATGTGTGTTGCTGATCCTTCTTTATCTTCCGGAAAATAATCAAAATGCGGTTTGTATTGTTGCCCTTTTTCGTAACGAAGAACTTGTATGCCTTCGCCATTTTCTACAGGGATGCCGGTCAGGTCTGAAATTCTTTGTTCAATTTTCTGAATCAGTGGTGTTTCACCAATTAAAAAGTGCATGCCCGAACTTGTACGTCCCTCGTGTGAAACCCACTCTCCGTTTTTATCGTCCACCACCTGCGACGCAACTAATTTAGCGCTTGCGTGGTTTATGATTTCTTGGCATTCGTTCCGGTCTAAAAAATTACCAAACACAGTTGCGTCAGGAACTGTAGATTTCAACAATGTAGTTGATTTGTCTTTTATTTTATTTTCCACCGACCAGTGGTAAAACACATAAATTGATCTTTGCGCTTCACCACACAATAACTCTTCACGCCAGTGTGGGTGTTTTCTTCCTTCCATCATCGCGCCCTGACCTACAGGAATCACAATTCCATAGGCTTGGCTTACAAATTCTGTGTCATCTGTTGACCTATCCCACTCTTTGTTTTCGTACTTTTTTGCACTGATATACAAAGGCCATTCAAGGTTGTTTTTATCTTCTATACACACGCTCAACGTTATGTCCAAACCTTCGCGGTCGGTGTGAATTTTAAGATAGCTTCCTCTTTTGTAAACACGCGTGTAACTATTTACAAATGTTGCTTTGGGGTAATATTTTTGAACCTGTTTAGTTATGCGGTCCGCGTAAGCCAGTGTGGCCGGCAGGTTATATAACCCCTCACTATTTTTGTAATAGTTTTGGGAATCTTCGTTCACTTTATTTTCTGTGCCGTCAAAAGCTGAAACTATAGAAGCACATTCTTCAGGACTAAAAATATACATCATGCTTTGCTCCAATCGTAGTCGTCGTCATCTTCGCCCGCACGTGCGCGCTCTTCAAAAATGTATTTGGGTTGGTAGTTTTGTGTGTAGTCGATCCATGCCTCTTCGTAGCGCATGAACTCTGTGTTTGGAATGAAGAGGGGCGTCAGGCGCCCGTCCTCTTTGACTGAACCTAGACAACGTGTGGCGGGTGTGCGCGTTGCGCGCCACACCTTTCTCGCCCGTCGCACACGTAACCACGCCTCCCTGACCTCCTCGGTCCACTGTGCCGCCTTCTCAGGCGGTAACTTTTTTAGGTTGGCTTCGTAAACTGCGCGCTCGTTGTCTGTCATGTCTTAGTCCTTCGGTGTAAGCAGTTTGCCTTCAGCAATGGCGGTTTTCAGCACGCCAATGAACGCAAAATTTAGCAGGTACTTGGTTGCCAGTGGCCCCATGTTGATGTTGCAGTCACAGGACCCGTCCTCATTTTCTTTGACGTTCTCTACCCGTATGTAGTCAAAATCTTTAAGGTCAACTTCTGAGATCATAATTAACTCGCTAGTTTGTACAGGCCGACGTTTGCAAACGCGTAGCCTAGGTACGTTAGACACATGGGTGTATTGCCCTTGAGCCCCTGCTCAACTGCCACGCCCGCATAGATTAGCCCCGTCAGGGCTATTAGCCACCCGCTCATACTCAGCCTCCACCAGTTTAGTGAACTTCCTTAACTCTTTGTCGTAGTCGCAGGACCAGTCTATCGTGGCGCCCTTAGGCTTCCAGTCACAGTCCGACCACATGACAAAACCCGCCTGCTCTGCTAATTGTAGCATTCTAGCACGTTTCATGCCAACCCCCTGTATTTTAATTCCGGTCCAGTGTACGTGGTCGCCTTCCAGTCTGCGTGGTACGCGCTCTTGACCCTCATGGTCTTTTGCTCGGCCGCCCTTGCGGCCCTTGCGGCCGTTCTGTACGCGTTTACCTTGTCCCTGTTGGCCTTGGCCCCCTCGCGCTCTGTTTCGCGCTTGCGCTCTAAACGTTTTCGGTTTGTTTCCCACACGTCCCGAATGTCCCCTTTAGCCATGGTTTTTATCCTTCAGTTTGGTTTCAATCTCTTTTGCAAAATCGTTAACGTGACCACCATAAATTATTTTCCACTTGTCACACATCGCCTTCAACTCCTCGTCTGTCAGCGGCCTCCATGGGCGCGTGTACTCCTGAATGTCATCGTCGTCGTATCTCATGTTAGCCCTTTCTTCGCGCATGGTGCGCGTTGTGCGAACACTGCCGCCAGTAGGTGGTCCGCGCCCCTGTTAGGCCCGTGGTACCGCTCCAGTCCCTCTTGCGTCCACTTGATCAGCGTGTCCCTCGTTGGCGTCATGCCGGTTGGGCAGTGCACGATCCCCGTCATGGCGTCGTACGCGCCCTGCACGTAGCCGGTGGCCTGCACCGCCTGCGGGGTGTACTGGTGTTTGAGCGCGTCTTTAAGTTGCATGATAGTCAACTGTTGAGAGTAAGCGCTCACTTCAAATAGGGCGCTTGCTGTGATGATGAGGGCTTTAATTACGCGGTTCATGTCTTTGCTCCATCTCAGCCGCTAGGCTGTTTAGTTGGTCGTGTGCGTCGGGGTTCCATATTGCATCGTCTAGCGACGGGCCTGTTAGGGTCGTGTTGATGGTCCACTGGTTTGCCTCTCGGGTAAACAGGGGCCGCAGGTACCGGCCCAACATGGCGTCGTCCACCAATCGGTCGGCTCTTGCCCGCTCCAATTCGTACGACCGCTTGTAGGCCTCTGCTAGTTGTATCATTCTGTCAATCATAATCTTCTTCCGTTATTTGGTCTTTCTTGTACGCGTCCAGTGACACCGGTTGTCTCTGACTCACCACCAGTCTGTCGCGGACCCTGCTCTCTGACAGGCCCGTCAACTTGGCCACCTCTTTGGGTGTGGCCTCCCTGTTAAGCACTTGGGCCAACTCGGTCTCCACCCGCTTGATCTTGCGCAGGTCCTCCTGCACCGACACCGGCACGTGAATGAGTAGGGCCTTATTTTCCACCGCTCTGAGCACTTGGCTCTTGATCAGTGTGCGCGCGTAACTCGCAAACCTTCCCTGCGGTTTCCACCGGTGTGCCGCTTTCATCAGGGCTATGTAGCCCTCCTGCAGTAGGTCGTCGCGTGTCATGCTCCCCGTCATGTCCCACTGTGGCAACTTCTGCACGATGTACACCACCAGTCCCATGTTGGCCTCCACCAACTGGTCGTGGGCCTCCTCGTCACCCTGCACGATCCGGTGGTGTAGTTCGATCTCTTGTTCTGCCGTCAGTAGTTGTCGTCGCATTATCTCTCCAGTGTTAGGCGCTCAATTTGGCGCGCAAACTTAATCGTGTTATCACCTAAGTCGTTCATGTCGCACTGGTACACCGCTGTGGCGCAGTCCACGATCTCTGAGGCTGTGAGGGGTATGTAGTTGTCCCTCTCGTACTTGAGCATGGCCTGCACGCCCTCCTCCCTGCCGGCCTCGTACGGGTCCCATGCCTCACAGTCGCACACGTAACGGGCCGCTTGGTGGCTTGCCTCTCTCGCAAACCCGTGTGGCGCCTTTGAGTGTGGGTTGCACTTGGGTTGTTGGGGGTCGGGGTGCTTGACGCCTTGGTCGTACGCGAACTGGACCATTTCAATGGTCCGCGGGTCCACGTTGACTATTTGCAACATTTGCGTAATGTCATCTCGGTTCATTTGTTCTTTTCCTTTAGACGGGCCTCTGCCCATTTAACCCCGTGGCGAAACGCTGTGCCTTCAACATAAATGTCGGGTATTTCGTCCTCTGTCAGGCCCACCCACTCGCGCTTGGGTTTTTTGGACCCCTCGTAGATCACCTGCATGCGCAACTTGGACCTGCGCTCTGCCTCGTTGAATTCATCTTGGTTCATAGGTCGTACTCCTCGTCGATTACAGGCCACACTAGCAGTGGGGTGTCTTTGCCAATATACGCGTTATCTATGTTGAAGTCAATAAAATCCAGTGCCTCGTCCCACTCCATGCCGTCCCTCTCCATAAGTATGCTTACGATCTCATCGCCACTGTACACAAACACAGGCACACGTTCACCTGCTTGGTGCGTCAGGGTTGTCCCTATGATCGCCTTGTCTAAGTCGGTCCATCTTTTCATCTCGGTCCTTTTCCAGTTGTTTTCTAAGAACATACCTTGCGTCGGGCCTGCTTGCAAACCACCTGCTCAGTCTTTTGTCGTCGTCCTGCAATAACCCTTCGGGCCATCCGGTCTTTTTTATGTCCTGTCGTGCCATGTTTTGGTCCTCGCTGTTCAGGGTGTTCAGGTTGTCGGGGTTATTTATTTATTATTTTAAAAAAAAAAAAAAAAAAAAAAAAAAATCAAAAATAGTGTTTAGACCCCGACACCCTGAACACCCTGAACAAGAACAGTACTAAAGTACTCATTTTATTCAAAGTAGCAAAGTAGGGCCAGTACAACAAAGGCCCACCGGCCTTTGTCGGCCGCCCACAGGGCCAACATGGTTATTAGGCCTAAGTACAGCATCAGTACACCACCTTGATGGGTGTATCCGGTGGGATACAGGCCTTAAAGGCCTCTATGGCCTCTAGGCGCGAATTTCCGAAGTACTGACGGCCTGACCCTGTCCAAACCACCCACTGCTCTGCCACAGTGTTATACGCCACGTGTATGTTGATCATGTTATCTTCCCTTCATGGACTAAATGCTCAAATGTGTCAAATAAACGCTGAAACCGGATTTTGTACAACTCCTGCACGCCTAGTAGCACGTTCATCATGCGGTCCTCGTCTTGGTACAGGGCCTCGGTATGGTAGATCATGTCTAGGTCTTCGGTAACA